CCAGGAAAAGGTGGAGGTTAAGTCTCGTAAGACTCGCCGTGGTAAGCGCGGTGTTGCTGTTTTGACTGAGGCAAAGGTGCTTGAGATCAAGCGCCAGCTCGCTGCAGGTGGTAAGTCTGTGGCGAGCATTGCCCGTGATTTCGGCGTCCACATCACCACCATCAACTGCATCAAGTGGGGTAAGACCTGGAAGCACGTGAGCATCCATCAGGAGTCCACTCCTGTTGAGGTGCACGGGTGATCCTTCCAGACATCGAGATCCTGTCGCTTACGCGCTTGGGTCTGGTCACACCGTTTGATCCAGAGCTACTGAATCCGGCAAGTCTTGATGTTCGGCTTGGTGAGAACCTGCTGGTAGAGCGTGAAGAGAGTCCTTCACTGGAGCCCTACTCCATTGCTGGGTACACGAAGGAGAACCCTTTCATGCTCTATCCGCATGAGTTCGTACTCGCTGAGACGTTTGAGGAGTTCCAGCTGCCTGACTGTATTGCCGGGCAGCTTGCTCTCAAGTCCAGTAGGGCTAGGGAGGGTATCGAACATCTTCTTGCCGGATACATAGATCCTGGTTATGTCGGAAGACTAACTCTGGAACTACAAAATGCGCGTAGGTTTCACCCGGTCTATCTATGGCCGGGTATGCGTATTGCGCAGATTGTTTTCCACAAGCTTTCGATGCTGCCTGCAAAGGACTACTCCGTTACAGGTAGGTATCAGGGCGACAAAACTGTTCAAGCATCTAAAGGATGACTGACAACGTTAATCACCCCAGTCACTACACCTCAGGCAAAGTTGAGGTCATCGACACTATTGAGGATTGGGTGCGGGCTGCACCTGATCCAGTCGTTGGTGGTCTTCACTGGCAGGTGATCAAGTACATCAGCAGGGCTTGGCTTAAAAAAGATCCTTACGAGGACTTCTGCAAAGCCCGCTGGTACTTGACTCGACTGATTAACACTTTGGCTACAGAGGCGTACCAAGAGAAATGAGGCATTGGTGGCGTGTTGTCGCCAAAGCCTTGGGGAATAAAGCGCACCGGAACGACCGGATCGCTGATCAGGTTGCGATGGTGCGTTTTTTAATTCTTTTGGCTTACATGACAACCAACTTTTTTATTTGTTCAGGAGTAATCAGGCACTGGAATGACTAACTGCAGTCACCTCTTTCGAGAAATCACCAACACGCACAACTGGGCAAATGGCCTGCCCTACCGAACTTACTGGGCTAAATGCAAATTTTGTGGTCACAAATGGAAGGTTTACGTTGACACTGAAAAACGGCAAGAAGTTGAGTTGCCCCAGTCAATGATGCGGAAGCGTAGGCTTGATGAGGCCGCTGTTAGGGAAATCTTACTGGATGAACGGTCTTACAGCCAGATTGCAAAAGATAACGAGATTACTCATCAAGCAGTTAGCGAAATAAAGCTAGGTAAGTCTTACAAATACTTTTGTAAAGATATACCTAGGAAAGCGCCACGCTCACAGAAGAAGTGTGCCAACTGTGAGCACTGGTGGAACGGTAAGTGTGGTTTGTCTGTGCCAGAAGCTGGTGGCTGTTTTGCTGCGGACTGCTCGTTCTATAGCCACTATGGGACATCTGTGATACAGTAAGCGGGCATTGCCCAACCAGGCTTGGACTACCTTTTCGGTATTGAGCACCTGCCTTCCCTCGCAGGTGCCAAAAAGATTTGCTTTGACGTTGAAACGACCCAGCTGCAGCCCAAGTTTGGCTGCATGAGGTTGCTCCAGTTGGCGAGCTACGGCAGACCTCCTGTCGTGATCGACTGCTTTGGTCTTGATGACAATGGTTGGATTTTGATTGAGGAGTTTTTTAGTACCGAGCGCTCTTGGTATGCCCACAACGCTGTGTTTGATCTCGGCTGGCTCCAAGAGCACGAGATTTATCCCAAGGGCAACGTGTTCTGCACCATGCTGGCTAGTCGTGTACTTACAAACGGGCTGCCGAATGTTAAGCACGGCCTGCAGCATGTTGTGGCTCGCTACCTCGGTAAAAGCTTGTCGAAGGAAGAGCAGAAAAGTGATTGGTCGGGTGAACTGACTGAAAGTCAGCTGGCTTATGCGGCTAAAGATGCCGAAATTCTTACTGAACTGGTAGAGAAGATTCTGCAAAGGCTTTCCATAGGTTCACTTAGTCCAGCGTGGGCTCTTGAGTGCAGTGCGCTCCAGTCGATGGCGCAGCTTTGGCGGACTGGGCTGCCGTTTGATAAAAAGATGCTGGAGCAGCTAATCGAAGATTTGGCTATTGAAAACGTAGAGGTAGGTGAGAAGTTTATTGAAGACTTTGATGCTGCTCTTCCGCCTGAACACAAGCTCCATCGCGGGTTAGATGGGAAGTTGTTATACCAAACGAAGCCGGGACCGAAAGGTAAGAAGCCCGATCCAAATGTTTTTAACCTTAATAGTCCTGCGCAGCTTCTCAAGAAGTTCACCGCTTTGTTGGGTGAGCCGCCGATGGATATGAAGAACAACAAGCCTAGTGCTAGTCGTTCTGCGCTTCAAGAATACGTGGGTGCTCACGTGGTTGTGGCGGACTATTTGCGGTGGAAAAAAGTAGAGAAGCGGCGGCAGATGGCGGAAACTTTGCTGAAGAACGTGGATGCTGATGGTTACATTCGTGCCAGCTACCTACAGATGGGTGCTGATACTGGCAGGATGAGTTGCATGAGTCCCAACCTGCAGCAGATTCCCAGAGATAAGCGGTTTAGGGCGTGTGTAAAAGCTCCAGAGGGGTGGCGCTTTGTGGTGGCGGATTTTGGGCAGATGGAGCTGAGGCTGGCGGCTGCGGAAGCTAAAGACAAACTTATGACTGAAGCGTTCCAAGCCGGGGATGACCTCCATACGATTACTGCGGTGCAGATTTATGGGGTGGGGAAAGATGAGGTCACAAAGGAGCAGCGTCAGGTCAGCAAGAGCGCGAATTTTGGCTTGCTTTATGGCAGTGGGGCAAACGGGCTTAGGAACTACGCAGCAGCGATGGGAATCCAGATGGATCTTGATGAAGCAGCCACAATCCGGGAGAAGTTCCACGATGCTTATCAAGGGATCAGCGGCTGGCAGCGTAAAAATGCTGCACTTGCTAATGCGCCTGCGAAGAATCCATCTGTCGAAATCCGCATTTCGGGGCTCAGGCGGCTTCTACCGGGAGAGAACAACAAGCTCACGACCCGTTGTAATACGCCAATCCAAGGTGCTGGCGCTGCTGTCCTCAAATACACGCTTGGCAAGCTGTGGCCGCTCCTTAAATCGGACGGGGAAGACATCGTGCGCTTGGCCGGCGTGGTGCATGACGAAATCATCCTGCTCGTAGTTGAAGAGCACGCAGATACTTGGGCGTCCCAGCTGCAAACAGTTATGGAAAACTGTGAATCTAAGTGGCTTGGTGATATACCACCGCTTGCCGAAGCTAAGGTCGGTTTGAGTTGGGATCAGGCCAAGTGACGGAGCTTCGTGAGTACCGCGTGCGTATGTGGCCGAAACATGGTCCCATGCACGACATCTTTGTTGAAGCTCCAGACATCCTTAGCGCGAGGGAATACGCCATGCGGCTTTGTCCTGAGCAGCTGGTGCTTGGTGTCAAACGAAAGGAAGAGGCTGTCTCAGAAGTAAACTCGTGAGTCGCACCGGGAGGGAGATCGTCCTGGAGTGGCTGTATAAGGAGATCAGGCAAGCGCGGACCGCTGACTTACAGCGGGCCGCTGCTTTTTTGGAATGGGCCAGAGGCATTCGTAAAGGCTGCTCCAAGCAGAGGTTTGGTGCGCGGGTGTCTCAGGCAAATGCTTGGCGCAAGCAGGTCGATCAGGATGTTCGCTGGTAACTACGTGCTACTGTGTGACAAAGCAGCAAGTTGTCATGCCCCTTAAGCACGGGTCGAAGATTTATTGTCAAGTCCTGCTAGACAAAAATAGGTACCAGCTGGCCAAAGCTCTTGCGGATAAGCGTAATGTTCGTGTGACCGCGATGATGCGGGAAGTGGTTTACAAGTTTCTGGAACAGGAGCTGCCCCAGGAGTATGGGTTTGCGTTGATGGCTGACAATGAGGCGTGGCAGGAGTCTGTGCAGCGGCGAGTTCAAGGCCGCATAAATGCACGAGAACAGAAAAAGGTGCAACCAGAAGACTCATGAGACTTAGTTAAAGTTCTACATAGTCTGCCGGCTTAAGATTCTTTTTACTAGCATTACACAGTAGTTAAAAAGGGTCCGATGACGCGCTATGTGGTTATGGTCGAAGATCGCTGGGTCACAGCGGTTTACGGTCCAGGTCAAGGAATCAGTGTCACTGCTTCTAAGGAAGACGCTTCAAGCTGGGTCACCTACGAACGGGCTGTCAGTGCTGCGCGAATTGTTGCTCAGTGCATTGACGGTCCTGTTGCTGTTCATAGCGTTGAAGAACCCACCTACTTCAAATCCTGGAAATGATGACGTTCCAACCGCAGACAGAAACCGAGCAGCGTCTTGGTGAAGGTATCTCTCGCACCAGTGCTGAGAAGACGAAGCTTTTTGAGTTGACTGTGTGGTTGCCTGGTCAGGGTGCTATGCGGGATCTTGTTCGAGCTGAGAACTTGAAGCAGGCGATCAAGTTTGCTGAAAATCGTTACCCAAATTGCAGGGTTGAGGTGCCGCCTAAGACCGCTAAAAAACCTAAACTGGCTCGCTCTCATACTGGGCCGAAGCTCAGGCAGAGACTCACTGCAAAAACCATGGAGACTGCGAATGGACAGGGCTGAGTGGGCACACCTTACCTGGGGTAAGACGATCGTCGATCAGGCGCGAGTGGATTTGCTGGAGCGTTTGTACCAGCACGATGGGCGGGGAGACAAAGCTCACCCGTTTCACAACACCTACACCGGGTTGTACCAGAAGTACACGGCTATCTAGGCCGAGTCTCGATCCATCCCGAATTGGTCGGCCAGGTTATTCGCGGCTTCGCGGATAGCCCAGGCCGATTTTGTTCTTTCTAGCTGATGCAGCGTGTTTAGTACCAGTGCTGCTTCCAGTAATCCCCTGTAGTCCTGCTTGTTAAACATTTCCACTAGCCATTTGTCATTGGCGGCTTTGTGGAAAGACGACTCCGTGGAGTGCTCGATGGGGCGCATCTTAGTTAGGACGGATTTTCATGAACCAGCCCGTGTCGTTGCCTTCGATGAGCCAGCGAGGTAGCCAGTTCTTGCGAGAGTACGCGATTCCCGCGCCTCCCTTGTTACTGATGTAGCCACCGGAGACTAAGTTGGCTTCGCCAAACGGGTCGTTGTGGATGAAGTGGGACGGGGTAAAACCGACGACCACACTCCAGTGGCCGGTGCCTGTGGGTTTTGAAACCGGGCCTGTGTGTAGCCAGCCCACTGGTACTGGATAGCCGTTGAGTACCTCGTTTTGTAAGTCCTCTGCCGTCCCATCCAGCACGAAAGTTGGTTTCAGTCCCAGGGCGATTAGGGCTGCTTTTTGGGCGTTGGGGTCTGTGGTGTCGCCAAAGCGGGCGCGGAGTTTGTTGTACTCGTAGTCGCCTGAGATCTTGCCGTAGTAACGGGCCACCATTGCGCAGCTGGAGCTAAAGCACTGGCGGTAACCGCGAGGTCCGTCGTCTGCTCCAAGCTGGTACTCGTAAGGTACTCGCAGTAGTTTTTCCTTCTCTTTACGCGCCGGCTTTTTTGCGCAGTTCTCGTTCATTAGTGCAATTAGTTTTTCTGGATAGCTGGGGTCTGTTGCGTAGCTTTCTCTGTAGAGCCAGCGGGCCGCTTCCTCTCTGGTAGGTGCGTTGTTGCAGCCTTTGTAGTGCTTGTAGTCTCTGTACCAGTGATCAATCAGGTAAATTACGCAGGTCAATAGGTCGGGGAAGTCGATAAAGGTGTCGGTGATTGTGATCCACTGCCCGTTGATAAATTCTTGGGTTCTGTGGTCGCTGCCTTCACCTTTGAGGCCAAAAAAGTTATTGCGGCCTGAGACTATTTGGCCGTAGCTTGACTCCAGTGCCCACTGCGCTGCTACAAGCTCCGGGAATTTTGCGCCAGATGCTTCGCCTGCCTGGTAAACGCCTTCCCAGCTGTTGGGAAAGTTAGTTTGTTTACCTCCGGTGGACCAAGTTTTGAACCAGGGGTTCTTGCGGTTGAGCAGGATGGGGTCGGCTTTTAGGATTGCCTCCTCTAGTTCGGTGATGGCTGCCATCTGGTGGGGCAGCGCTTTGTAGTAGCGGAATAGGTCAATCAGGCGGAGCTTTTGAGACATCGGACCAGGGAGAGCGAATGGTCATGGCACCACCCAGAAGGCGGCTTTTCCCGGTTTGGAGCGCATCATCGGGTTCTTCGTGATCCAAGAGAGGTTCGGGGGCTGGCGGTTGTTGCACCAGCCACTCGTTTACTGCACTGTCTATCGCCGGTTTGATGGTCAGCGCTTTGGGAAGACCACCTTCAGTGCTTTGACGATGAGCTGGACCCAGCTGTTTTCTTTGATGGGCAGCAGGGTGATGATTTCACTGCCTGCAGCTACCAGAATTGCTAGGACAGTGGCGGTTGTGGGATCCATGTGTCAAGTGAAGCTGGTAAAAGTGTAGCTGTAGTAGAGAACAGGGTCCACTGCGGGTGAGTGTCTAACTCGCTACATTTAATCAGCGACTGCTTGCTATGGACCATCACATTGCGGATGGCGAATACGTAAGTAAAAAGGAAGCGAAAGCGAGGTTTCGGCAATCAATTCTTAAGGAGTGGAAAAACAAGTGTGCTTACTGCGGGGCGGATTTGGGAAGGTCTGCCACGCTGGATCATGTTCACCCGAAAATTAGGGGTGGGCATACGCACCAGCAGAATTTGGTGGCTTGTTGTTTTGGGTGCAATATCAATAAGTCGGCCAGGGATTGGCTGGAGTGGTTTAGGGAGCAGGATTTTTGGGAGCCGCATCGGGAGGATGCGATCGTTCGCTGGATTACGGAAGGTCTGTTTTAGGGTTCCAGCCCATGCCTTCTAGGTACATGCGGGCGATATATTCGTCTTCTGCATAACGGCAGATACTGCCTAAACAGGCGCGGTAATAGATTTCGCCGCGTTCGTTTTCTAGTTGCTCCAGTCGGAAACTTTTGCCGAAGTTGGTGCTGTGTACGACAGTCATTGGCGGCCAATGCGCATTTCGATGTGTCGCACTCTAGTTTCTAGGTCGCTGAGGCGTTCTTTTGAGTCGTTTTTGAGTTCTTGGATGTCTGAAGCGACGGTGTTTACTGATTGCTCCAGCTTGGCGACCTGCATAAAAAGGCCGCCCAGTCCGATGACTGCTGCAGTCAGTAAGGCTGGGACGGCTTGGTTCCAGGGGTTTGGTGGCGCCGCCACATCTATCGCGACCTCTTCACTGGAACTCATTGCGCTGAATTGGTCGCCTCTTTTATAGGTTAGCGACCTTGACCGCGCAGGAGTTTACGGGTACCGCGTGGCTTGGAGCGTTTGCTGTTGCCTTGGCGGGTGCGCTTGGGTTTTCCTGATTGGTGTTCGACTCGACCCAGGGCGGTTTTTGATTTAACGGCCACTACAGATCATCGGGGGGATTGACTGCGACTAGAGCATAGGCCAGGAATAAGCCGGCTAGCCATGCGGAGAGTAGAAGTAGCCAAGACATAAAAGGGGTGTCCGGTGGTTGGTCCTCACGCGGTGCCAACCTTACCGCAGCCGGACGCTACGGAACGCTTGTGATCTCTCCGGTGAAAAATTGCTCGCGCATACTAGCGGATTACGGTGCGGTGATGTCTTGAAGAGTTGCGTCAGGGAGGCGGTCCGGGAAATAGGTAAACCGTTTAACGTAAATACTAGAAATACCATACGCCTATGTATTCGATTAGTAAGGGCTGCTAACCCTGTAATTACAGCAAGACTTGCTGCTACTCCTGCTTCAATCATACTGATCCATGAGTTTAATTAACTTATGCGAGTAATCAGGATCAGTGGCGTATCCTTCAGACTTTAAAAGGTATGCACATTCATTACGAGTTTTG